GTTGGCATTGGCCCAGGCGTAGTAACTGCCCAAGTTGGCTGTAATGCTGGCAATGTTGGCATTGGCCCAAATTTGTGTTGCACCCAGGTTGGCTTGTAGCGCAGATATTGTGGTATTGGCCGCGGTAATCTGACTCAATTGTGTCACAGCATTGGCATATAAAGTCGTAATATCACCGGCTTGTGTTGCGGCGTTGGCTGTCCATGCTGTGGTCACAGCATCCACATACGACTTCATTGCTGTATTGGCTGTTACAATAGCCGCATTGGCTCCTGCTATCTGACTGCTTTGAATCACATCATTGGCTGTTAGGTTTGTGACCTGTGTGTCCACATAACTCTTTAGGGCTGTATTGGCTGTCACAATGGCCGCATTGGCCGCTGTCACATTGGCATTGGTGCTGGTGATGCTACTTACAATAGCACCAATTGCGCCGGCTTCGCTTGCCAAGTTGGCCGCAATTTCACCCAAGGTATCCAGTGTGCCCGGAGCACTATTGATCAAATTGTTGATTGCTGTACTGATTTGGTAATCGGTATAGCCTTTCATTGCTGTGTTGGCTGTGATGATTGCGGCATTGGCACCGGTGATCTGACTTTGTAAACTGGTGATTTGAGTTGATTGTGTAGTATTCGCAGTAATGATTGCGGCATTGACAGCAATAATATTGGCATTAATGGTATTGATCAAGCCAGCTTGAGCGGCCGCATTGCTGAACAATGTGGAAACATTAGAAGTAATGGCCGCTGTGTTTGTGCCCTGCAAGTTTGCCAATAATTGTGAAATATTTCCTAAATTGCTAATACCTGCAATGGCAGAAGCAACATTAGACAAATCCCCTTGTGTGGCCAATGTGCTCATTCCGCCCGGAGTTGCGCCATCCTGCACACGTAATGATTTCAGTCCAGTATCTATCACCACCTCACCCAGTGGTCCTACATAGGCGCCAGCACTAGCAGTATTCCCGCGCTTTAATAAAATTTGTGATATGTTAATATTTGCCATGTATCTTGCCTTAAATAGTTCCACCATCCATGGTGTATGTGTCGGTTAATACCGCAACATTGGAGTAATAAGCCGGGAGAACTTCCAAGTCCAACGGAACTCCGTAATTGTCATCAATGTATAGTGGGGTTTGAGTGCCTGCGCTAATCAGAGTTCGTTTAAAGGTTAGTTTATAAAACCTTTGTTCAAGACTGCTTATAGTTGCATTATCTAACGTGAAAGTTCCCTGACCAAGTTGAACATTTGCCCAAGTAACTATGTAATCTGCTATTGTTATTTGGTTTGTTGGATCTTGTACACTTGCCACAATATTATACCCAGTGAGGTTCACTGTTTTTTGATCTTGATTCTTGACTATAACTTGAACGGGGTTGTCTATGCCTTGATAGACTTTGATTGGTCTGCTGTACACTTGGCGATTCCTTGTTGTGAAAACGGCAGAGTCCAAAAATTGAACCTCCGCAATTTGGTCGTATAAATATGTTTTGATAGTCTGCATTATGGGCGATCTTTAACATATTTATAGCAAAAGTGGAAATAGACATTAAGGCATTATTAGCACAGTACCCGTACCTGACTTACATTGTCTATGGAGGCAATGATTATGTGGGCATTGTGCAGAACGCCGACGAACAAATCACCACCATCTATGACTACGGTATCCTGCGTACCACAGAACAAAAAGCTCATTTCCTAGAGCTAGGCGAACAGTGGTGGTGGGAAAGCAACAGAATAATCCCGATCAATGTGTTTTTGAAACAGGATTGGGCCATTTTCAAGTTCTGTGTGAGAACCATGAACTCAAAAGATGTAGAAATCAAGTATGGCCCGCAGACTAGCCTAAAAGAAATGGCCATGAAGCGCGGCAAGCGTCGTTCAATAACGCTGGTGCGTAAGATTACTTAACTGTATTCGTAACTGATACCTTCAACTATCAAGTTGATGTGTACTGCCACAAGATGTGCATAGGCCACAGCGTGAGCCTTTTTAAACACATAACCATCTTCGGTGGCATCCCATATGGTTTCGGCCACTTTGCTCCAGGGCAGGCCAATCAAGTGTCGCTTGCCCGGACGAATAATGGCCAAGAACATGGCCAATCGGGGAATCGAGTTCACTGGCTCAGGCATTTTCATCAAGGTGTCATAATGATTACCAATGTGCATCAACAGGCCGCAGAAATCTCTGTCTTGCAACAAGTCCCATACAGGTTCTTGTGCCATCAATCGATCAAGATGTTGTTCGTTTTTAATCTGCGTATATAACGACACATTCAAAAAGTCCAATTTGGTATAGCCGCGATCTTCAGCCTGATTGTAATCTATGCTGGCAATGCCTGTGAATGGATCTGTGGGAATGTCTGTGACATAAACACCAGTGTTGTGCCGGATCAAAGAGCCATCACGCATGATACCTGCAGGATGATGCCGCAACAAGTTTAATGCTTGTGTACGATCACCAAAGTCTATGTCAATGTCTGAACGAAATTTCATAGTCCCGCCTCTGCCAGTACTGCCTTGGTCCACTCGGTGTCGGCCATATGGTCTACGAATTTGCGTTGCCAATAGTCGGGATCTATGTAGGCAATGATCATGGCCACTTGGTCTTCCAGCAATTGATCAAGAAAAGCCACACCTGAGGCGCAATTGTAAACGATCCAAGGACTAATACGACCGGTGACAATATGATGACAAACGCGATTACCGTTGCCATATCGAAAATAGTCACTAAAACCGTTTTTAAGCTCTGGGTTGAGATCGGCATAGTCTTGCATTTCCTTCAATGCCCGTTCTAGGGCGTCTTGTACTGCTTCTCGTTTGAGATATTCCGGAAGCCATTCTGTATATAGTGCGTCCTTGCACCAGAAATCCAACTTCTTGTTGTTCTTTAGTAGCCAGTCACAGAAGCTGATAAAATTAATGCAACGAATGCCAACACAATAACGACCAAACTTCACAAATGCATTGTAGTATGGACTTGCAACAAAGTCCTCATAACTTTTTAGTTTGGCTGATCCCTGTGCATACTCATAGAATCGCAAGTAGGCCTTGAGACCAAACTGTACACCAGTTTCGCGTTCCTGTTGCCAGCGCCGTTTTTGCTCACACAGATGCACAGTCAATGTGCTTTCTTTGCGAAACTCTTTTTCGCAATAGCGACATTTATAGATCTGATTTGATTCGCTTGTCATCCCATCCATGTGCCCGTGCTAACTGTTTAAGATCATCAGCGGAATTCAATTCCACCATTAGTTGTATTTCATCTTCCTTGGCTGTGGGATACATTTCACGCAGAAATCGGCTGGCCTTGTTGGTGTTTTCTTTTTTTGTGCCGGCTAGCCATTTGTGATATTGTTTGCCCATGCCCGGACTAACTGTAGTGGCCAACAACCAATGAAACTTTTTGTGTTGTGTAGTACTGATGTCAAAGAAGTGTTTGTTTATGCGTTCGTTGGCACTGACCAGATAGTAGGCTTGTAGGTCTGCGCCACCTTCTACTGTGCTACCCCAACGAATCATCAAGAACGGACTAAACTTTTTCTTTTCATCTTCTGACAAGTCATCGTAAAACGCACGGTTCTTACGATCGAACTCGAGCATTTCATTTGAGATTGATAGTTTATCCATTGTCTTTGATCAAGTGGTATGTTGCGACCACACGGTCTAGCTCAGCACCTAGTACAGCATTGGTGCGACCCAGGCGTCTAATCTCACCCCACATCTTGTCTTCCTGCACATGGTCACGCAGGGGTCTGCCATCACTGGTGCGTGGATCATAATCATACCCAACTAGCACTCGTGTTGCAGGGTCAGCACCAAACTCTCTCGAGTACACCATGCCGTCATGGCGTTCATATATCAGTGTTGCATTTTCTTTAAGTCGTCCCATGTTATCTCCTTACCAACATTTACTGTAGTTTACTACTTCACTTTGCCTTGATATGTCTTTGACAAAGTAAGCACACAAAGGTTTCTCTGCATTTTCTTCCAAGGGTATGGCCAACATCTGCCCAGGCTTTAGTTTTGGAAAGTACCATTTGACATCTTGATAGATGTCTACAATCTCAACTGGCTTGAACTCGGGCCTAAAACTACTCATTGGGTTGAAACAAAACACACTAAAGCCACGATCATTGATACTAGTCAAAGGAACAACTTCTAAATCGCCCAGGTCTGGTTCGCCAATTAACAGTTGCCAATCCACTGGCATCTTAATAATGTTGTCTCCAATGCGTAACACCAGTGCAGGACTGTTAAAACTCTCTAAAAAGATCAAAGGAATATAAAAATAGTCGGGTTCTTTTGGGTCACTGTTGTCTAGTACACAAAAACGAAGATCCTCCACTTCATCCGGGATTTCATTCATTTCAAAACTTCGATTGTCTAGTGTTAATATTCTCATTTTTGTTCTATGTAAAGTCCGCAATTAATATCACTAAACTGCTCAATGACATCACGGTGCAAGGGAAATTGATCTAACGGTAAATTGTCTCTTGCAATATATCTTGTATTATAATTGAAAGTGCTGGCAAAGTAAACCTGTTCAATAGCCAATTTCTGTACTGCCTGGTTTACCAATTTATGATGTATATGACCATAGTCGCCATCCGCATGGTGTGTCAGGATCAAGTCTGCATCTTGGCAGGACACCTGTACGCTGATTTCTGCATCTGACCCTTTCCAAAAATTCAATTGCTGAGTCTGTTGGTCTTTGTAATCATCTTGAAAACCCAGGAACTCGGTGGAGATTCCGCGGGCTGTCCAATATTGGGCAACTTCTTGAGCCCTGACATCCGTGGACCGGTATGTTAGATAAACAATGTGCCAATTGTACTCAGGGTGTGCATCTATGTAAGGACGAGCAAAAATAACACAATCATCAGGGTGTGCTACTGCGGCAACGGCTTTCAAAATGTCAATCTCCAATTGTCGATTTCTGGAACATAGTATATTTCTATGTCGGCGCCAGGCTGCCTATTTCGTTGCAGTATGATTTTGCTGACATGCGACCACCAACAGTTGGTTGATTCCATAACAATGTTTTGATATCTTGCTCGCCAAAACAATACAACATTAAGATCAATAGAAGGCCAAATTGGTATTGCCGAATGTGGTATGGTTATTCGCAACTCATCCGTATTGACTTGTTGATTCAAATCAACTGTTATTTCAGGTGTCGTGTACAACTTGTTTAATTTTAAATCTGTAAATCTAGGCAACATTTGAAACAAGTCTCTGATGGTGTTTGCTTTGTACAGTGTTTCAGACAACGGATGTTTGTTTTGAAATTCAGTATTGATAATTTCTTCGTATTGCTGGTGGATGTTAACATCAGGTTGAAATTCAAATGCTTCACTTCTCTCGGAAGTCATGGGAAATATAGGATGATTTTCATACATCACTGCCCATATGTCAAATTGACTGGGGATAAAAGTTCCCCCGTACTTGCGAGCATGGGCGGCCAAATTGATAATGTTTTCGTTAAAAATCTGTGCGCCGATTGTTTCTGATACATAGATGTCAGCTGGTATATCTAGTTCCAAAAAATCAGAATGGATCACTTCAATGACATCACTGTAACCAATCTTTTTTACTATGTTTCTAGCAAAGTCAGCTCTGCCAGGATCCATTTCGATTGCATAAACTTTCTTTGCGCCAGCTTTGGCAGCCATCACACTCAACATACCAGTACCGCACCCAATGTCACAAACAATCTTGCCCGGAACTGCTTGCTCAATTGCGGCTTTGTAAAACACATTTCTATTGGAGTCATTGATCATTGGCATAAAAATACCGTTGTCACTGAACCAATCAAAGTCGCCAGTTCCTGTTGTTTCTCTTGTTTGTGTTGTCATAGTTGCCATCTTTCTTTGATCAATTTATAATAAATATCGGCCAAGTATTGTTGGCTTTGAGGATCACCGTGATATCCAGGATCCTTGGGACCAACGAATGGCCACTTGTTGGTGCTGTATGCTGGCGTATCTTCGTAGCGCAGAGTAAAACAATGATCTGGCACCACTGCAGGAAATGCATCGCGCACAGTATCGCTGGTCCACAAGTTGTTGGCCACTACCAAGAATGGAATGCCAGCATAATGCAGTTGCATGATACCATCTCGCATGATCCATTCGTCTTGTTGTCGCTTCCACTCACTGTCGTACATGAAATTTATATACTGCTTGATTGCGCCCTGTGTGCCTCGATCTATCTTGGTGCTACGATATGGATGCTCGTAGTTTTCTGCCAGGCTAAAGATGGTTTCACAGATCATACGATAAGGATTGTCACCGTAGTTCACATTGTCAATGCCGGCCGAGCGATCGTAGCCCGTGTTGTGATTCTTTTGTAAGTGCTTTTGTAAGTCGCTGTTCCAACCTTTGTTTTCATCTGCAGGAGGCACATACGGAGCGGCACCTGCGGGAATTTCCATACGGTCATGAAATGTGGGTGCAATGATGGCAAACGCAGGACGCTGTCTAATCACTTCATCTATTTGTACTCTAATGCCGCCGTTACTGCATCCTTGACGAGCCAGTATTTCTACTTCCCAACCAAGTTGACGAGCCAGTACCTCTCCGTAGGCCGTGCCGGGTAGGTCTTGACTGGGCGCACTAAAACTGCATCCACATACCATTAATTTTTTCAAGGTAATTCCTTATTGTAGTAATCGCTGTACACGCTGTACACTTGTTGTGTGCCTCTCAACCAGGCAGTATGTATAGATGATATCATCTCTGCTGGTATATCAAGTTGTAAGTTGTCTGCAATTGTTTTTACTATTTGATCGCCATCATTGCAGAATAACTCATCTGCTACATATTTATGTACTTGCTGTCCTTGACTAGCCAACTGGGCAGCCAAGTCGGTCAAGCGCAATGTCATTAATCTGTTGATAATAAATGCCTGTTGGTGACGGGCTTTGGCAGTACCATTGGGGTTGATATACTCAAGTTCAGGATCTTTACTTTGATATATGTCTGTAATTACATGTAGATCTTTTGGTAATAAAAACACATGGCGACATTCACTTAGACTCCAAGGACTAAGTTGTTCGGTTGCAGTACCTCGGTCAATACGATAGCGATCGTACATTTTCAAAGGAGAGCTGTCAGTGACTCGATCTATTTCCTCAATCAATCCACTGCACTCGTAAGCAGTTGCCACAGCCGGATCCCAATAGGTTATACAATTATTTTCGTAATACTTGGACCTGTACTTTGCCTTGATAGACCATTCCCGATTGGTCCATGATGACGACAACGAACCACCATAGTAACTTAACAAAAATCTGTAACGGTCAATTTGGTTGGGCAAAGGATCCGGTCTGAGTTGTTCTTGGTTGAAGAAGTCAAAGTCAGTGTCTAGCGTACAGATGTTTTTGATCAGGTTACCACCTGCACCCCAGGGCCCGTACACAATCACCGACTTTACTGCCATTCTGCTTTCTCTACAGTGAACGGATAGTTGGCTTCTCGATAAAATGCCTTGCGCTTGGTCAAATGTCTCTTGGCAAATTTACATGTACTGGTGATATCCCAGATCTGGACGAAGTCTTTATCTTCCGCTTTCCTAATACCTCGCCCAATTGATTGTATAACCCTAA